GGCGGAATCAACTACCAGACTGGAGGCCATCCCAGAACTTCATGGCTAGTGGCCAACTAGACTGAACGGGCTTTCACCGAACACCATCAACACCGACTTAGGAGAATCGGGGCAGGACTGGTACAACAAACTAGAGTTTCCCTCATATGAATCAGATGTGACAACATGCTTTGGCGTGCAAGGTATCCCGATACAGAGGTGATGAAAAGAGGTTTTGTTTCATATATTTTATCATTTAGCAGCTATTATAGCAAAAGTCGTCGTTTATGTTGAGTACAACGCCACGGTACAACTTATATTACTTCTACATACCCTCATGTCAACAGGTATGGACCAATACATCCGCAAAACTTAAACACCACATATAAATTTCAACAAGTCAGTGAAATGATCACAGTCATTCAAATTCTAGAACATTGATGAACACAAGCGAATACGTGATAAAGTGTGGTTATGCTCTATATATACATATCCCAACCGAGCTATTGGGACAGTGTTATGCATTTTTATACCGCTATCATAGTTTCGCGGTGTAACCCCATTAACAAAGCTTATGACAAAGCCTGAATAATAAGTCTACCATTATTTGAAGTAATAGTTCCTGATGTTGCAGTAGCTACGACAGTATAATTCTCTGATCCAGTACTTGTTATAATGTCTTCAACTATATAGTTGCGTGTGTAATTAGCTGCACCAATATCTGAGATCGTCGATGATACAACATTCGACGCATCTTCTTTGAGTGTCAGAGTAATATTTGCAGCAGCACTAGCATATAATTGACTAGATGCTCTGACCAAATATTTACCAGGTGGTAAAGTCCACCCCCCTGTACCTTCAACTGCAGCTAATTCACCAGCAAAATTTTCAGTGAAGCTAGTCGGGACCAACTCACTCCCGGAGGCAGCTGTGGCCAAATCTGTAAAATTTGACTTAGCTACCTTATACTGGACTGGCGTAGTATCTTCAAGATGATAACTATAAAATTTAATTGTGTAATAAGCTTCTACATATCCCACTGTCGATCCATCACCTGGCGTACCAGAGCATGCATCCGTGGCAATCAGCAATTTCCCCGTATCATAGAAATTTAAGTCTGAACTTGTTGGTCCAGCTCGGCAATAACGGGGAGGTGGCAGATGCTGCGGGTTTACTCTTAGTTCGATCGTCTCCGAATAGACCGGACCCTCCGAATGATATTCATAGGCATTAATAACCGGAACACCGTCTGTACCATCGTCGGGCTGGCCCCTATTAGCATTTGGTTCCCATGCAAGGAAAACGACACCCGGGGACGTTGTGACTGCTGCCGTTGGAACGTACCTAAACCGGAGCTCTGTAAACTCGTACATATCATAACGCTTAGCAGATAAGCTAGCACTACGAAAGATATCATCAAGTCTAGGATTAAGAGCCACGGAGTCCACTTCGAATGTTGGACTGGCAATGACAGCTGAGTGCACAATGTCTTTACCACGTGCCATACGTGGTACCCCAGGTAATGTGCGTTGGAGTGAAGGAGTAGTAGAAATAGGATTTTGTCTATTTTGTCCACGCGGACGTCGCGCTGTACGTTGTGTATTAGAAAGGAAATAATTTCATTCATCGGATGTCCTTACACCGTGATGAGTATATCGCCCACAGAGCCAAACTAACTGATTGATCTCTCAATTTAAGACGGGCACTTGGCTCTGCACCCTGAGATAAATATCTCTCCCACCTTTAATGACCAAGCGTTCAACTTTTGAACTAAGGGCGTATTATTCGTATGTTGCCGTAACCATGGTCATCATCGCGCTGTTCACGTCTTCCTGCGAAAGGCGGACAACTAATCTTATACCCCGCGGTTGTCTACGCGGCATGCATGAATGTGTGTGTGTGTATTCGCTTCCCCTATTGATCTTTCTGCTCTGGTCGAGCGAGATATTGAATGGAATCAAGCGTTCTAATTGGATCATCTTGTGGTTCATCATACACTGGATCTGGTAAGTTATCGTAATACTTTTCTAGAAGTATCTGTTCTGACGGGGTGATGTCAAATGCAAAGTAAAAACTTATTCTTTCTTCGTCTGTAGGCGCACGATCTCCGTGCTCCATACCGTCTACCAACTCTTGACGATACTTATAATAATAATCACCCTGTTCAGGGATCCACGGAGTTGCCCCTCTTCCCAACCACTTATAAAAGCTATTGAAAATTGGAAGCCCGTCTGATAACGCTAACCCACATCCAGATATAGCACCAAGTTGCTTCCTGTAAACTTTCTTGGAAGACATATCCTTGGTTGAAATTAAATCACTATATAACCTCTTTGTTGGACGTGGCACCAAACGGTAACCGTGTACACTATCGAAAACTGGTCTACTCTGACAAAACTCAATTTCCTCAAGACTCGTGTATATCCCATCATACTCCATAGTCAAACCCATCTCCAGGAACCATTCCTTCAATCCATCGTTAAAATGCTTTAAATGTTGCCTATCCATTATGATTACGCAATCATCTCCGTCATTCAGCAGCTGCACCTTCCCTAACAAACCCTTAAACTCAAAATAAGAGTACATTAGAGTAGTCATGATTATCACATTACCAAGGCTGGTATTCATATCTCCAGACATCCGACACCCATCCACTTGGTATCGAATGCGACCTGATTTCCCGTGATAGGTCCCCTTGTTCATGATTTGTGCTTTTAGCAGAGCGCTCAAGGGTGGTAAATCTTCACCCGAGCCTGTACTCCACATGAAATAAATGCTATGTTCATACTCCAGCAATAATCTGTTGATGTGTTGGTCAAACCGGCTAGCATCCAATCCGACAGCAACAGGATCATTAAATTTATTCCACATGTTTGCAATTACATTGCCCCGCTCAATCATATTCATTCCCTTAGCCACTGTTTTGTGTTCGAGTAACGGATCAAATATCTCATCTATAGCATGAAAGATCTCATGTTCTATATGTTTTATGTACCGACCTAACTTGACATTGAATCTGGGTGATCGTGGCTGGATCGCACGCGGCGCGCCTCCAGGTTTACAATATTCATCTTTTGTAAATACTTTCACCCAACAATCCTTCGCTGCAAAAGGTGTTTCCTGCAACGATAACACAGCAGTTTGATAACAACGCAGTTTAGCCCCACCGTAATATGACAGAAATTCATCGTCTGTTAACGGGCTGACCTCACCGTGTTCTATGGCAAGTTGCATCATCTTCCTACTGAAATTATTGAATCGTTGATTGATCTTCTGACGTGCTAGAAAATATGGTTTCGGCTCTTCTATTACTGAGCTGTGCTCCCAAGGTTTCGGGGCTCTCTTAAAACCACCCTTGCCATCTTTTACGAAAAATACGCGCTCCAGAATAGCATGGCTAACAGTTCCAACATCATTATTAGGTATATCCCAGTCAGGTCCATTATTCCCGCGGACCCTATGGTACTTACGTGGAGCTTGCGCTCCTTCCCCCCGCCTGACACGCTCAACCTGAAACTTCTCCTTACCGACTATACATTCAGCTATCTGTTCATCCGTAATCTTGGATTTAGTCGACGTTCCAGTGTGGCGTGCCAAGCACCCCTAGGCAAAGTTAGGCTCGGCCCATTCAGACCGAACCTTTCTCAGGGCTTTCAATCCATGCTGGTCATACATAGCATTGACTTCCATTTCATCTGACGATGGAATCCAATACATATTCGCAGCATGGAGAGCTACAAGATGAATGTCCTTTGTCCTAAGGTTCTTGAACATAGGATCACCATCTTTCCTGAGAGCTAGTATCCGTCGAGAAGTATCCGCGGTGATCAACTTACGATTCGCGGCATTATCACACAACACTCCATGTCTGATTTTCATCTCACTAGCAACTTCACCCGCTAACACAGGAATTCGCATGGATTGCTTCTTGACAGCAACTCTACGACGCATCTTCCGACGCAACTTCGTGTCATTGACTCTCACACAACCAGACTCCTTCCCAGTGCTGACGGATCCAACACCTAGAGATTCCCCGTTCGGCTCTTCCAACTCGTACTCTCCCGATACGATGTCGAGCACCGCCTTCTCCGACCTAGATAGACGCGGTGGCTTGATAGCATATCCCAAAGCAAGAAATGCACTACCAAGTGCAGCCTGCGTCGCACAATCCCCATAATGCGACGCTGTAAATATCCGAGCAGCTTTGAACAGCCCACTACTCAGGTACCCCCGGGCGGTATGGGAAAATGTAGCGGAATAAGACGCAGATGAACCACATACATTGCTATCAATGCGTTTGTTCAAGTGCCCCCCACTCATTTCATTCTCGCACACCGCGACTGGTTCGACAATATTGCCAATATCATCTCCCCCAACTGTCTTCATCACTTCGTT